GATTGATCCGAAAGCTCAATATTTTGGACGCAATCGACGAGCAGAGCGGTTCTGGAAAACTCAACCTGATCATTCAGCTGCCCTACGTCATCAAGACGGAAGCGAGGCGTCAACAGGCGGAAAAACGCCGTAAAGATATCGAGGAACAGTTGGCCGGCTCCAAGTATGGCGTCGCTTACACCGACGGCACGGAGCATGTGGTTCAGCTGAACCGGCCCATCGACAACAATCTAATGTCTCAGATTGAATACCTAACGAGCATGCTTTACAGCCAGTTGGGGATTACTCAGGGGATTTTGGACGGGACTGCCGACGACCGGACAAAGCTGAACTACGACAACCGGACGATTGAACCGATCCTATCAGCCATTGTTGACGAAATGAAGAGGAAATTCCTCACCAAAACTGCTCGGTCACAGAAGCAGTCAATTCTGTTCTTCAGAGACCCGTTCAGGCTGGTGCCCATCAACGACATTGCTGAGATTGCCGACAAGATGACTCGCAACGAGATCATGACCTCCAATGAGATCCGGCAGAAGATCGGCATGAAGCCGTCGAAGGACCCCAAGGCGGACGAGCTCCGGAACAGCAACCTAAGCGCTCCGAAAGAGGAGGGCAATCAGCCACCATCAACATCTGAAGGAGGAAACATTCAAAATGAGTCTGAAGTATGACTTTAGTGGCTGGGCGACCCGAAACGATCTTGTATGCGCGGATGGACGAACCATTCGCCATAACGCATTCGAGGATTGTGACGGGAAGACGGTTCCCCTGGTTTGGAACCACCAGCACGATGAACCTGGCAACATCTTGGGCCATGCCCTTTTGGAGAACCGCAAGGATGGCGTTTACGCCTACTGTACGTTCAATGATACCGAAAGCGGCAAGGCAGCCAAGGCGTTGGTCCAGCACGGGGACATCGCATCCCTGTCTATCTACGCCAATGGGCTGAAACAGACACGCACCAAAGATGTCATGCACGGTGTGATCCGCGAGGTCAGTCTGGTAGTCGCTGGGGCCAACCCGGGCGCCTTCATTGACTTTGTAGATATGGCCCATGGCGAGGGCGGTGAGCAGGAGATGATCCTGTCCGCCTACGAGCCCATTTCTCTGTATCGTCCTGACGAGAAGCCCCCTCTGGTCCATAAGGCCGACGATAAGACCGAGCCCGAGGACGACAAAAAAGAGGACAAGTCCAAGGATGACGGCAAAGAGGAGAAGTCCAAGGACGAGAAGACCGTTCAGGATGTCGTGGACAGCATGACCGAGGAGCAAAAGACGGTCATGTATGCCCTGATCGGCGCTGCCATGGAGGAGCTGGACTCTTCCGAGGGCAGCGAGGATGACGAGGATGATCCCGATAAGAAATCTGATAACACCAAGGGAGGAAACAAGACCATGAAACACAATGTTTTCGAGCAGGAAGAGACCCAGGACAACGTTCTGAGCCACTCCGATCGCAAGGCTATTCTTGATCTGGCCAAGACCAACAGCGTGGGCAGCCTCCAGACTGCCCTGAACATCTATGCCGAGCAGAATGAGCTCAAGCATGGCATCGACAACATCGAGACCCTGTTCCCTGAGTTTAAGGATCTGCGCCCGGGTGCTCCTGAGCGGGTTACCCGTGACCAGGGCTGGGTCACTGTTGTCATGCAGAAGGTTCACAAGAGCCCCATCAGCCGTATCCGCACCCGCCAGACTGATACCCGGAATGACAATATTCGGGGCCATGGTTACCAGAAGGGCAACCGTAAGAAGCCTGCCGGCAACATGAACGTCATTACCCGTACTACCGATCCTCAGACCGTGTACCGCACCGATGCCCTTTATCGGGATGATATCATCGACATCACCGATTTTGATGTGGTCGAGTACCAGTATGCCGTTATGCGGGAGAACCTGAACGAAGAGGTTGCCACCGCTATCATGATCGGCGACGGCCGCGAGGCGGATGACGAGATGAAGATCTCCGAGGACCATATCCGTTCTATCTGGAACGACAACGACCTCTATACCATCCACTATGATGTGGACATCGAGGCCGCCCGTGCTGAGATCCAGGGCACCCGCACCGACATGAACTTCGGCGAGAACTACATCTATGCCGAGGCTATCATCTCCGCCGCGCTGTATGCCCGTGAGAAGTACAAGGGAACCGGCACTCCCGATTTCTTCTGCACTCCTCACCTGGTCAATGTGATGCTGCTGGCTCGCGATATGAATGGCCGCCGCATCTACACTTCCCGTGCTGATCTGGCTGCTGCGCTGAACGTTGGCGAGCTTTATACTGCCGAGCAGTTTGAGGGCCGCGCCCGGATGGACGGCGAGGGTAAGCAGCACAAGCTGCTGGGCATCTTTGTCAATCTGGCGGACTACACGGTTGGTTCCACCAAGGGTGGCGAGATCACTCGGTTCGATCAGTTTGACATTGACTTCAACCAGCAGAAGTATCTGATCGAGACCCGTCTGTCTGGTGCTTTGACTCGTGTCTACTCCGCCATTGCGCTGGAAGAGCCTGTGGCTACTGGCACTGGCGGCGGTTCCGGCCTCGGCGGCTAAGAGGAAAATTCAAAATGGCGAAATTTTATGGATCGGTAGGCTATGCTGATACCGTTGAGACTGCTCCTGGCGTACATGAAGAGAAGATCGTCGAGTATCCGTACTATGGCGATTTGACTCGGAATGTACGCCAGCTTCAGTCTGGGGAGACGCTCAACGATGACATCAACATCGCGAATGAGATCAGCATAGTCGCCGATCCGTTCGCCAGGAAGAACTTCCACAAGATGCGGTATGTGACGTATATGGGCGCAAAGTGGAAAATTTCCAAGGTCGAAGTGGGCTATCCCCGCCTGATCTTAACGATTGGGGGGCTCTACAATGGGTAGCAGAGTTCAACTTCATACCGTCCTGTGTGGGATTTTGGAATGTCCGGACCGCGGTGATGCGTGCCGGGCTTATTTTCAGCCTCCAGCGAGCAAGGAGATCCAGTACCCATGCATTGTCTATGAGCGAAGCGAGATCGATGCCGTTCATGCGGACAATGCGCCTTATCGCCTGCTGGACCGCTATCAGGTAACGGTCATCTACAAGAATCCTGATAGTGATCTGCCTCATCGGATCGCGATGCTGCCCATGTGCGCTCATGACCGTCACTTCACAGCCGATAATCTGAACCACGACATCTTCAACCTGTACTATTAAAAGGAGGAAATCCGAAATGAGTAAAATCGTATGGGACAAGACCGGTGAACGTTTTTACGAAACTGGTGTTGATCACGCTGTTCTCTATCCCATCAGCGCTGCCGGCCTCTACAACAAAGGTGTGCCCTGGAACGGCATTACTGCCATTACCGAGAGCCCTTCCGGCGCCGAGCCCAACAACCTGTACGCCGACAACATCAAGTACCTGGTGCTGGTTGGCGCTGAGGACTTCGGCCTGACCATCGAGGCTTACACCTACCCCGACGAGTGGGAGGAGTGCGACGGCTCCGCTGAGATCGCTCCGGGCGTGATTGCCGGCCAGCAGAACCGCAAGGTCTTTGGTCTGAGCTATCGTACCAAGCTGGGTAATGATGTGGACGGTCAGGACCACGGTTATAAGCTGCACCTGGTCTATGGCGGTCTGGCCTCTCCCTCCGAGCGGGGCTATCAGACGGTCAACGACTCCCCCGAACCCATCAACCCCAGCTGGGAGGTCACTACGACTCCTGTGGATGTGCCCGGCTTTAAGCCTACTGCCCGTCTGATCATCACCTCCACCAAGGCTGACCCGGCCAAGCTGAAGGCGCTGGAGGACATCCTGTATGGCACCGAGGAAACGGAGCCCCGTCTGCCTCTGCCCGAGGAAGTTATCGAACTGCTCAAGAGCGCCGTCACCGTGGTCACCTCCGCCGAGAGCGCCGACGCCACTCTGCTCGGCAAGAAGGTCTCCGACCTTCAGAGCAATGTCGTGGTCGGCGAGGATACCATCTCCGGCAGCCTGAAGCATGTGACCGGCTACACCGGGTTCAGCAGCAAGACCTCTGAGCAGGAAGGCCATTACCTGGCTCTGAAGTTTGATGTGACTCCGGCCGACGCCGTTACCACCGTGGAGCTGGTGGGCGGCACTAAGGGGCCTGTGACTCTGGACGCGGACAAGAACATCGTTCTGCTGATCAAGAGCAACACTACCCAGAGCATTAAAGTGGTTTCCACCAAGGACGGCTCTTCTGTCACCAAGACCTACACTCTGACTGGCCTGACTCTGGAGGCCTAAGTAATCAAACCGCAAAGCGGGGCTCTCTTCTGATATGTACCCCCTTTACTGGACACCCAGTAGGGGGGGTATTATTATGCGGTACACGTATGAGTACAAAAGGAAATGTGTAGAACTGTATCGAGAAGGAAAATGGCCAGAAACGCCGGAAGGTGTTAGCGATAAATCCTTTCGGGATAAAGTGAGACTATGGGTAAGAGCAGAGGATAGCCGCGGTCCAGAAGCACTGAAACACAAAAATTTCAACAGGAACTGGACACCAGAAGAACGGCTGGAACTAGTATCCCAAGTAATGTCCGGAAAATCCTGTGTGTCAGTGGCAATCGAGGCCGGTATTCAAGATAGACTATTGTATCAATGGGTTCAAAACTATAAAACAAAGGGGTATAATGGCCTGGTAGAAATGAAAAAAGGTCGTCCAAGTAAAGGGGTACCCCAAATGAAAAAGGAAGAAGCAAGGCCACTGAATGAATCCGAACGAGAAGAATTGATCCGGCTTCGGGCAGAAAACGAGTATATAAAGGCGGAGAATGAAGTTATAAAAAAAGAGATCGCCTTGAGAGAAGAGAGGCACGCAGCGCAACTCAAGGCGAGAAAGCAGCGATCATCAAAGAGCTGCGTGAAAAAGGATACCAATTGAAATATCTGTTGAAATCTATGCAGATGGCACGGTCTACCTATTATTTTGAGTTGAGCAAGGCCGATCAAGTTGCTGTTCGAAACCATTGCTTGGCAGATGAAATCAAAGACATTTTCTCACAGCATAAAGGCCGCTACGGTGTGCGAAGAGTATATCAGGAACTGATAAAGCGCGGCCACAAGGTCAATCATAAGCGGGTACAACGGCTTATGCACACTATGGGGTTGGCAGGAAAGCGCCCAAAGGAAAAGTATCATTCCTACAAGGGCGAGGTCGGCAAGGTTGCTGAGAATATCCTTGACCGGGATTTCAGCACGACAGCTCCTATGCAAAAATGGACTACCGATGTATCTCAGTTCGGTTTTTCGTGGGGGAAGTGTTATCTCTCTCCTATACTCGACATGAACACAAACGAAATCATTTCTTATGATTTATCTCAAAGTGCCAATATGGAACAGATCCAGAGAATGTTGGCCGGCGCCTTTACGAAGTTTCCCTCTGTAGATGGCCTGATCTTTCACTCTGATCAAGGGTGGCAGTACCAGCACGTGTACTTCAGGCAGGCACTTAAAGATCACAAAATCATTCAATCCATGTCAAGGAAGGGCAACTGTTACGACAATTGCATCATGGAGACCTTCTTTGGACGGATGAAAAACGAGATGTTCTACGGGCATGAAAAAGAGTATTCCTCTTTTGAAACATTTGCCAAGGCTGTTGACGGCTACATAAATTACTACAACAACGAAAGAATCCAAGAGAAAACAAAATGGATGCCTCCTACAAAATTCAGAGAGGCATCCATGTGCACCTAATTCAATTTTTTATGTGTCCAGAATTCTGGGTACATATCATTCACCGAGGGCTCCGCTTTCTTTTATTTTTGAAAGGAGAAAAACTGCAATGCTGAAGCTGACAAGGACTTATAACGACTACAATGGCGCCTCCCGCACCGAGGACTTTTATTTCAATCTGACCCAGGCCGAAGTGACCGAGATGGAGCTCTCCGTGGACGGCGGTCTGGTAGAGATGATCAACCGCATCGTCGCGGCCCAGGATGGGAAGCAGATCATCGCCGTCT